CAAGCCTCTATTCTTAGAGAAGCTACTGCAAAAAAACCAACCCGTGGTTCAGATATCTGCTATTTAAAATTCAAAGCAGTAGCAGGCAAAACTCCTTCTTATATTGAAGCACTGCCTCTTGGAACAGACGGTAGTAAAATTCGTGGGTCTAGGTTTTATTTAATCCTGGTAGATGAGTTAGCACAGGTTCCAGATCAAACATTGGATATGGTTTTGATGCCGATGGGAGCAACAAATTTAGCTCCTATGGAAAGAGTTCGTCGTATAGAGGAACAAAAGAGAATGATAGCTGCTGGGTTAGCCACAGCAGAAGATTTCATGGAAGAAAAAGTGAATAAAATGGTAATGACTTCATCTGGTTATTACAAATTTAATCATATGTGGAGACGTATGAAAGATCACTGGTCCATGATGGAAAAAGCTGAAAAAGAAAATACAGTCTCTCAATATTCTGTATGGCAAGTACCTTATTGGGATCTCCCTGAAGGTTTTCTAGATATGAATAATATTAATAAAGCTAAGCGTATAATGTCAACTACTGAATATGCGATGGAGTATGAAGCTGCAATGGTTTCAGATTCCGAAGGGTTTTTTAAGGCATCTCTATTGGATGAGTGTACATTAGACTCTGATTTCACTTTACAAACTAGAGGAGATACTAATAAAAATTATATTATTGGGATTGATCCAAATCAAGGCGGTTCTGCTAGTTGCGGTGTAATAATTTTAGAGCATGGAAGACCGAATAAGATTGTAAGTGTGTTAGAATTAAAAGCAAAAACTACACAAGATTTAACTAAGGCTGTACAATCCCTATGTGATCAGTATAGAGTATCTAGAATATATATGGATAGAGGCGGCGGTGGTAAAGCAGTAATGGATTTATTAGAAGAAGGGTATAATAATGTAGAACCTATTCTAGATAGAACTAATCCAGATAATGTACATAAAGATGGAAGACATATTTTGGAAATGGTTAATTTTAATCCAGGATGGATTTCCGATGCCAATTTTACTACTAAAGCTATGTTTGAAGATAAAACACTTAGATTTCCAGCACTTCAAGCTAATGCCAATGACTTAACTGCTAAAAATTATTTAGTAGTGGAGATTTTAAAATCACAATTATTAAGCATAGTAGTTACCCAGACTGCTACAGGTATACTACATTTTGATACTCCTACTAAAAATATGAATAAGGATTTATATTCTGCTCTTATATTAGCTGCTCATGGTGCAAGAATGTTAGAAAAGGAGTTGGAAGATGATACGGAGTCAGTACTTTTTAATGAGTCTGGTTTGGTAAGACAAAGAGGAGGAACTCCTGGATTTAATTATTTAGGTGCTACTAGTGGTCTAGGATCAGGTTCTCAATCAGTAACTAGATTCGGATTAGCAGCAGCAGTCCTTCAAAAGAAAAGAAAGTAATAAACTAACTTCTATATTAATAGGAGTTTTTTTGTTTTAAAATAAAATAGTTTTACAGGAGAAATTTATGGCACAAAATTTAAATGATTTATATGATATTGGATCTCGTGGAAACTTACGTGGTAAGTCTCTTGAAGGTTTTATCAGACCAACCATCAAGCAGTTTTTCACTAGTGCAAATTTTGAAGAACTATCTAATGTAATACCACTTCCTCAAGGAGGTATACCTGTAATAGCTGCAGGAGCTTCTGTAGATTGGGCCAATCCTACTTATCATTCTAATATTCTTCCAGCTTCAATTGCTGGTCGTGCCGCTGTAACAACAAGTGAATATTTATATCTTATAGGAATTTCTAATAATGAGATTTGGAGATCTCCATTAGATGATATATTTAATTTTACAAATCTAGGCGCAGTATTACCTATTAGTTCTAGATGGGGTTCTGTAATAGTACTTAATAATACAATTTATATATATGGTGGTGCTGATCAAGATGGTGATAAAGATGATATAGCATATGCTTCCTTAGATGATATTACGAATTGGACACTTATAGTAGACGGAATGCCAAGCACTCACTGGGAATATCATTCTTGTACATCTGACGCTGATTATGTTTATGTATTGGGTGGTAATGGTAATGATGCTGATAGAAAATTTGCTAGAGCACCTATAGATGATCCAACTAATTTAACGGAATTTTCTTTATCTTATGATCTAACCCATTCTGGATTTACTGTTAATATTGATGGCACATTTTATTCTATTAATGGAACTAGTAGTTTTAAAAGTGATAGTATGTCAACAATAACAAATCCAGAAAATACATATGTAAATGGTTTAGGTAATTCTTGGAGACAAGGTATAGTAATTGGAAATGATATATATACCCTTAGTAGTAGAGAGACAGATAATAGTATTAAAAAATTTACTACAACAAATTTAACTACACCAACTAGTGTAGGTTCTTTACCTAATGTCCCATATAATGCATATGGTGTAACTGTTCTAAATGGCAACAAGTTGTACTTATTAGGCGGATATAGTGGTGTGTACCATACACATGCTTGGTCTTGGGATGTAACAGGGAATACTAAAATTTTGCCATAATATATTTTAAAAGGGATAGAATAATATGATAGATTTGAAAGAGTTACTAGACGATCATCAAACTGGAATGTCAGATTTTCAAGATGATTACTTAGTAACAACAAAAGCAGGTGGTACACTTTACGGATAGTATAATAAACTAACCTCTATATTAAATAGACAGGTTCATGAACTAAACATGGTAGGGTTTCAATTCTGTGGCCAAAATTAAGTTACCGCTAGCAGTCAATTGTTATCCTATCATTATTTCATATTAGGAGAATATAAGTTATGGCAGATAATAGAGGTGATTTTAACGTTCCGCCTTGGTGGAAGACAGGTCCAGAGGATTATACTAAACATAGAACAGGTAATATTAATTATACCGTAGATGATTTAATTGGAAGAAAAGATGTAAATAAGTTTACACTTATTACAGATGATCCAACAACTGTATCAGGAAATTCTGGGAGTGTTTTAATTTAATTATAGGACTAATATATGAAAAACGATGTAGTAGATACAAATAAACTCACCGCTGATTTACAGCAAAAATACCCTAATGCTGGTATAAAATCTATATCTATAGATGAGACCACAGGTGTTTCAACATTAATGGTTCAACCTACTACTCAAAATTTAGCATTTTTGGACAAGCCTGGACAAGCAATAAAACCGCATGTTTTTAAATCAACTGCGGCTACTATTAATAGAGATTATATGTCACGTCAGAATATCGATTTAGCAATAGGCAAAAGTGTTTATGAAGAGGATCCAAAAACACTTTTTAAGAAAGCAGATGAATTCTATTATACTGACCCTTTATTAGGATCAACTATTAATATCTTATCGTCATTGGCTATGAAAGGTTTTGAAAATGATATTGATGATGAAAATATAAAACAATTTTTTGATACTTGGACATTTGACGTTAATTTTGATGAGCTTTTAGAATGGATATTTTTAGATTTTTTTAAAATAGGACATGTAACTACCTATAAAGTGTTAGCAAAATATGAACCAAGAGTATCTCACCTTTCACCTGTTCCTGGACAAAAAGTAAAAACAAATAAATCAAAAGCAGAAACAGACAGACTTTTTAAATTACATGCAAAATTTGAACAGGATAAAGAAGCAGAAGTTAGAGCTATTGTGGCCGAGGCTAAAGCCATTGGTATACCACAAAATGAATTGGCAAAATTTGAACAAGCCGCTAAAAAAAATATATGGTCTAAAGGCCACTTACCAGTAGCATATACAGTATTAAATCCACAACTCGTTACAATAGAGGGCAATTTATTATTTGATAATGTAGCGGTCAAACTTACTCCTCCACAAGAATTAGGACAACTTCTTAAAAAACCTTCTTCAGAACTAACTGAAGATGAAAAAGCTCTTATTAAGTCTTTACCTAAAGAAATCAAATCAGCATCAGAAAAGGGTGGAGAATTTCAGCTAGATTCTAGACTAGTAGGAATGGTTACTTATAGAAAACAGCCTTACGAGAGATATGCAAAACCTCGTTCTACTCGTTTATTTGACACTATTAATTATAAACAACAATTAAAGAATGCAGATATTAGTACTCTTGATGGTATTTCAAATTATATATTACAGATAACAATAGGTAATGATGAGTACCCTGTAGTAAGTCAGGCTGAATTAGAAACTGTAGCTAAATTATTTGATACTCCTTCTAAGAGTTTTGATGTAGTATGGAATCATACATTAGAAATAAAGAAAATTGTATCTCCTGAAATAGAAGCTATTTTAGGGCAAGATAAATATAAACAAGTTAATGAGGATATGACAGCAGGTCTTGCTGTTACAAGAGCCATAATAGATGGTTCAGGTGATATAAACACAGCAGAAGTTGGACTACTTACTAAAGGTATAATGGAAGAAATTCAATATGCCAGAAGACAAGTAGAGAAATGGATTTATAAAGAATATCGTCAGATAGCGGAAGCTATGGGTTTTGATCGTTTTCCAAAAATAAGATGGGACGATTCAGTTTTAAAAGATGATATATTATTTATGGCTACATTAAGTAGTTTAGTTGACAGAAGAATGTTGTCTTATCAAACTGCTCTTGAGGTACTTGGTTTTGATTATAGTAATGAGCTTAAAAATATGGAAAATGAACTGCCGCTTGTAGAGGTTCTTAAAAGAAGTAGAAAAAATAAGATCCGGAGGAAATAGAGATGAGTAATAAACATAAATTTTATTTAACAGCAAGTATTACGCCAGAACAGGCAACTGATGAGTTGAAACAAGAAGTAGCTTCTGTAATTAATTTACCTGATGAGAAGGATAAACAACCAGACTTATCTTATTTTTCTGCTATTTTAGTATCTAGTGGGGAAAATTTAAATCATGCTTACTTTTTAGGTTCTGAGTTAGTAGCTGCCGCTGATACTGTAGTTAGTAAAGCTCTAGATGTTGAACATGAGGAACAAGATATAATAGGGCATCTGTATTCAAGCGCTTTTACAAACGCTAAAGGCATTAAATTAAATTTAGATGAGTTAGCTTCTATTGAGACAGCGACATTAGATACACAGGATATGCATATTCAATGTGGTGCTGTGGTTTATAAAAATAGATTTCCTGAAATATCAAAAGAAATTGCTAATAACGACTGGAAAATATCGATGGAATGTTATTTTACTGATTTCGATATAAAAGTAGGGGATACTATTATACCAAAAGATGCCGCTAGTACTATTGGTATAGATATTGATTCTAATATTTTTGGGAAAAAAGCAGTGGTTAAGAAAGATGGTAAAGATGTGGCTAATGGAACAGTTGCAAGGGTGTTAAGAGGTATTTGTTTTAGTGGTGCTGGTATAGTAAAAAATCCAGCCAACCCTCCATCTGTTATTTTAGAAACAGCAAAAGAAGATGAAGAAATAAAAACATTAGTTTTTGATTTGGATCTACTTGATAAAGAAGAGTCTTCTATTAAAAAAAGTGCAAAAAAAGAAGAAACTATTAATGTAACCTTTAAAGAGGTAGAAGACAAACTTGAAAAAGAAGATTCTGAATTAACATATAATGATACAATAGGTATTTGTGTTAACTATAAAAAACGTTTAGAAGATAAAGAAGGTTCGGTATTATACGAAAATTGGTGTACTGAGTTTGAAACTTCTTGTACTACTTTAGGTGGAGATGCAACTGACCAAGCATGTCTAAGAAATGAAGTATTACAGAAAGCAGCTTTATATACACAAGACCTTTTTAAAAGTAAATATACAGAAGATACTACAGAAAAATCTTTAGTACGTTTACAAACTGCTTTAAATAAAGCGGGGGAAGTGATATAATAATATTTATAAGGAGGATTTAATATGCCACAATTAGGACAAGCTCAAACAGGGTCATTAAGAAGTACCCCAAAACAGCTTAAAATATCAGCATCAGATAAATCCGCTGTAGTATTTAAGAATATGGGTAATAATCATAATGTACCTTTTATTTGGTCTGCTATAGCTACTGTTGCTACTGGGCAAACAACTGTTGTAATTGCTGACGAAGTAAAATTCTATGATATGGAATTGGCTTCTTATGCTAATGTTACAGTTACCGCATTATCTGACCCAGGAGCTAATTATTGGGTTGATTACAATACAGGTACTAATGTTATTACACTTACATTAGACACTGCAGCTAGCAGTGATATTGATTTTAATGTACAGTTTATATTAGGGCCAGCTATTAATGTAAGTGAATTGAGTACAAGGGGAACTGGCGCACCTGCGCAGAGTTATCCTTAATAAGAATTAAAAAGTTAAAATAGTTTAATGGTAAAGGAAATAATGATTTAATACCGGGTTGGTAACCTAGACAAAATTTAACGTAATAACTATAATGATATAAGGAGGAATACCTTAATATGGATAAAAAACTTAAGGAAGATATTGAATCAATTGTTACTAATATCTTTTCTGAGAAAGAGCAAGCAGATCAGAGGTTGAAGACTCAAGATGCATTAAATGAGTCAGCAGAAACTATCGAAAGTCTTACTCAGAACTTAGAAGATACGAAAACAGAACTCTCAGCAGTCAAAGAATCTGCAAAAGAAGAATTGGCTGAAAAAGATTCTAAAATTTCTGAATCCGCAAAAGAGTTAGAGGCAGCTCAGAAGGAATTGGAAATAACAAAAGAAGCTCTAAAAGCTTCTGAAGAATCTTTAGAGAATATGAAAAAAGATCAGATCGCGGAAGTCAGGATGGCCGAACTTACTGATGTAAAAGTAGCCATGACTGCTAATCTCGAATCTCAAAAAGCGAAAGTTAGAGAGATGAGTGATGAAGACTTTGATGCTTATAAAGCTGAAAGAGTTGAACTACGTGATGCTGTAAAAAAAGAACTCGAAGAGGAAACAGCAGCAGCTGCTTCTACTGAAGAGGAGAATAATACACAGGGAGAAGAGAATGCTTCTACAGATGATGAAAATAATTCTGATGAGGAAGGTGAAACTACTACTACTACTACTACTACTACTACTACTACTCCCGCTAATATTCCTGCCGGCCAAGCAATTGCCGCAGCAATGAATTTTGAAACTAATCCTTCAGAAAGTATGGTATCTAAATATACTGACCTTGGTAAAGCCATGGCAGCTAGTATGGTATCGGATTCTGATAAATAAAAGAACTAAGGAGGGAAATAAAATATGTTTATTCCTAGACATTCAGTTGTAGAAAATCAATTTTGTAGTTATTCAGAAGATAACACTTTTGGAGCTGCAGGCATTGGTGGTGTCGTTGCATATGCAGGTTCTGTAGTTTATTTGGATCCAGCAGCCGTTAACGAAGAACCAATGGTAAAAAAGATGGCATATGGTGTAACAGAGGCTCCTTTTGGATTTATTATGCAAAAGGTTAAAGTTGGTTACCATAATGTACATCCTACTGGGTTTGTTATGCCAGGAGATTTAGGTTCTAGTGACGCTATCGCTCAACCATTGTATGGGGCAGGCGGAGCAATAACTGGGCATAAATCTGTACCTGTAGGTGTAGCTCATCTTGGAATTTTTGATACAGTACATTATACTTGTGAAAGTGACAGCTCTGGTGTTGTTGGGACTAAGATGACCCCAGGAGCAAGTCTTTTTGCAGCTACTAATGATGCAAGAATTACTAACAGTACTGTTACTGGTAATGGAACTGATGATGATATTATGGGTGACAGGGTATCTAGTTCAGTGGTGGCACGTGTACTTAAAGGTGCTAGTATTGAAAAGTGCCAAGCTAATATAGACAATACAACTTTGTATCCAATCAGAGTAAAATTGTTGATTTAAAATGAATATTTGGATTAATGTGAATTTAACACATCCAAAATTATATAATTAGGAGGAAATTTAAATGGAAAGACAAGAAATGATGGAATTGTTTAAAGCTACTTCAGAAATTAATACTCCTGAAGGCTTGGCAGCTTATCGTGCATTTGCAGCTGCTTTAACAACACCAATATTGCAGAAAATTGAGTTAGAGTCTATTATGAGACAACTCTTTACTGTGGAAAGACTAGGTCCAGGCGCTCAGGCGGTATATCCTGTTGCAGAAGATTTCGAAATTCCTGTATGGGTTCTTCCAGGATTAGGTTATGTAGCACAGAACTTTATTGAAGGTATTGGAGAAGAGGTATATGTACCTACTTTTACAATTGATGCTGCAGCTGACTGGAAAATAACTTATGCAAGAGATTCTCGTATCGATATAGCTTCTAGAGCAGCTAATCGTGCCGCAAAAGATCTAGCAAATTATGAAGAGGAGTGTGGGTGGCGTGTAATTATGCCAGCTGCTACTTCTGCTTTTTCAGGTAAAGGACTTTTAGGTTCTAGACCTGCACCAATTTATGAGATAAATCCAACCGCTCAGGGCGCTGGTTATCTTTCTAAAGAATTAATAAATAAAATGATTGTAGGATTTAAAAGAATTGGTCGTACTCTTACTGATCTATATGTAGCTCCAGAGGATGCTGCTGATATTAGAGAGTGGACTGATACTGATATTGATCCTGTAACAAGACGAGAAATTTTTCAAGCTGCCGGTATGGGTAAACTTTGGAATGTAACTCTTCATGAAATTCAACACTTAGGTGCCACTGGTATGTATAATATTAATGGTAATGGCTCCGCTTATGGTAAATTTACTGCTGATGGTAGTAATGATTATAATGGGTATAG